ACGGTCGGCCCCGCCGCAAACCCCACTACATCAACATCATCGGCATGAAGGCCTGACCTCATGGCGATCACGCCGCTCGATATCGCGAACATGGCGCTGGCCGTGCTTGACGAAGCACCGATAGACACCCTCGACCAGGACACGAAGGCTGCACGGTTGCTCAACCTGCATTTCGACCTGACGCGAGAGGCGGAGTTGTCGAAACACAACTGGGTGTTCGCGATCCTGTCGGTGTCGGTCGACGGCACCGATACGGGCTCTGGCGATTGTACGCTGAACTGGGCCTACGAACTGCCGTCGGACTGCATTCGACCGCTACCGCTGACCGACAACGGCGAACCAGATGGCGTGCCGATCTCATGGCGGCAAGATGCGGGGCTGATCTACACCAACATGTCCGGGCCGCTGACCATCCGCTACCTGGCCAATCTCACGGACCCGAATGACTGGGACGCCCTGTTCACTGAAGTCCTGGTGGCGGCTCTGGCCATCAAGGTTGCGCATCCGCTGACGAAGAAGGCAGGTATGATCGATATCGCTCGATCTGCCTATGACAGGGCGCTGGACGCGGCTTTCACGGCTCAGTCCATTCAGCGCGGCGGGCGCATGGTGACCAACACCTGGGCGCAAGCTCGCGGGGACTGGCGCCGCTGATGGCCACGCTCTACCCGATCCAGGACACCTTCGTCCGTGGCGAGGTGTCGCCGCGGCTGCATGCGCGCGCTTCGCTCGACCTCTACCGTGCCGCGCTCGCCCGCTGCACCAACCTCGTGACGTTGCCTCATGGTGGCATTCGCAAGCGGGGCGGGAGTTATTTCGTCGGCGAGGTGAAGAACTCCGCCAAGAAGACGCGTGGCGTCCAGTTCATCTTCTCGTCCGACCAAGCCTACTGCCTGGAATTCGGCGACCAGTACATTCGGGTCTATGCCTACGGCGCCCGTGTCGGCACGGTGGAGATTGCTTCCCCATATCTCGAGGCCGATCTGTTCGACCTTCAATTCGTGCAGTCGGCCGACCAGATGTGGATCACGCATCGGAATTACCTTCCACAGGTGTTGACCCGAGAGGCACACACGACCTGGACGCTGGCCGAGTTCTCGTTCCTCGACGGCCCCTACGACGACATCAACACCAGCGCGACCACGTTGACGCCGGCCGAGACTGGCGCGGTTCACCCCTTGATGACGTCCAACACCGCGCCCAGCGGCACTGTCTCGGATGATGGTGGCGGCACGAACTCCTACAAGGTGTTCGATCGCGACAAGACGAGCGTTTGGGTGCGTGGTGCACCGACCGGCAATCTCGCTTACGACTTCCCTGGCACCAACACCAAGGTCTGTGACGCTTACTGGATACGCATGGGGTCGACAGGCGGCCCCAAGGCGCCAGCCGCTTGGGATTTCCAGGGCTATGACGGAACGAACTGGATCACGCTTGATAGCCGGCAGGCGGAAACCGGGTGGTCTCGCAGCGAAATCCGCTTCTACGACTTCCAGAACAAGACCGCCTATCAGTCCTATCGGATCAACGTCACCGCCGGTGAGGACGACAGTAACGTCAACATTGGCGAAACCGGATGGCACGAAGCCGGCGATACCATGACGCCGTTCGATATCACGGCTTCGTCCATTGCCGGTATCAATGATGGTGCCGGCTTTCAGGCCAGCGATGTCGGCCGCGCTGTTCGCCTGCTTGGCACCGATGGCGTCTGGCGCTGGGCTCGCATCACGAGCGTCACCAGCACGACAGTCGTCAAGATCAGGCTGTATGGTCATGCCCTGCCTGACTTGGCGCCTATCGCCCGGTGGAGGCTCGGGACGTTCGTTCCCGGCAAGTATGTCGAGAGCGGTTCCCTTTATGAGGAGCGCTTGGCCTTCAGCCGGCGGTTTTCCGTCTATGCATCGCAGACCGGGGATTTCGACAATTTCGCGACGGGCGAGAAAGACACCGACGCGCTGGAGTTCGTGCAGGCCGGCGGCGGCCAGGCCAACGATATCGTGTGGGTAGCCGATTCCGACGGCGCGCTGATGATCGGCACGTCTGGCGGTGTGCGCGCTCTCTCTGGCTCCGGCATAGACGAAGCTCTGACCCCATCCTCGTTCAAGAACCGACGGTCGCGGACGTTCGGCTGCGCGCGCATCCGGCCGGCCGACGCTGGGCAGTCGTTCCTGTATGTCACCAGGTCACGTCGCTCGATTGCGGAACTGACGCAGGTGCAGACTGGCCGCTACCAGTCCGATGACGTGGGCCAGGTCTCAGAGCACATCCCGAAAAAGGGCGTGGTCGAACTGGCTTTCCAGACCGATCCCGATCCGCTTCTCTGGTTTCCGCTCGATACCGGCGAACTCGGCGGCTACACCCATCAGCCTTCCCAGGACGTGCGGGGGATGCACCTCCATCAGATCGGCGGTACAGACGTCGTGGTGGAAAGCGCGTGCGTGACACCAGGCCAGGACGGCAACGACGATCTGTGGTTGTTCGTGAAACGCACCATCAGCGGCGTGACCAAGCGATACATCGAAATCAAGACCTCGCCCTTCGAATACGGCGCGCTCGATGATGCCTTCGAAGTCGACTGCGGCCTGACCTATTCAGGAGCGGCGACAGGGACAGTTTCAGGCCTCAGCCATCTGGAGGGCCAGGCTGTCGACACGCTCGCTGATGGCAAGGTCTACAAGGGCCTCACAGTGGCAGGAGGGCAAGTCACCCTGCCTGGTGGCGCGACGGCCGCGAAATGGTCTGTGGGCCTTCCCTACGAGGCTGCGGCCGATACGCTCGAACTCGATGTGGGCGGTAAGGATGGGTCGATCGTTGGCCGGCGCAAGAAGGTCGCGGCGGTGATCCTGTCGCTCTTTGAAACCGACACGACTGGGTTGCAGATCAAGTCTTTCCAGCGCGGCCGATGGGAGAGCGTTCGCATTCCCACCGTGGTCACCCCGGATGGCAAGGCCAACCTCTACACCGGCAATGTCGAAGTACAGATCGACGATAGTTGGGAGGGGCAAGGGCGCATCACCATTCGTCACGTCAACCCGACGCCATGCACGATCCGGGCGATGACGCCTGTGTTCGACGCGGAGCCATAGCATATGTGCACCTTCGCTCTCATCGGTCTCGGCCTCTCTGTCGGCGGCGCCGTCATGGAAGGCGCACAGCAGCAGGAGATGGCCAATCTCCAGGCCAAAGCCTACAACCAGCAGGCCGAAGCGGACAGTCAAGCCTCGGCGTTTGAGCAGGCGCAGGAGCGCCACAAGCAGGAGCTTCAGCAAGCGGCGGCTCGTGCACAGGTGGGCGCCTCGGGCGTCGCTGTTGCCGGCTCGCCGACGGAGGTTATGGCGGCCAACGCCAAGCAGAACCAGCTTGATCTGAAAGCGATCCAGTATGGTTCGCAGGTGCGTCAGAACAACCTCAACACCCAGGCCGCGATTTCCCGTTACTCGGGCAAGCAGGCCATGGCCGCCGGCATCATCAAGGGTGCTACGACCGGTTTCACTGGCCTTGCGAAAATCCAGATGAGCCAGTCTCCTTTCCAGTGAGCATCTGACACATGGCAAGCATTATTCCTCTCCAGATCGCGTCGCGCTCGCTGGATACGGGCAGCGTCGTCCAGTATCCGCAGGGCGGCGAAATCGGCCGTGCTGTGCAGGGCGCTGGAGCAGAGTTCTCGGAGCTGGCTGATCGCGTTCAGGCGCGCCAAGACCAGATGGACCGCTTCAAGCGGATCGCCATCGAGAACGAATTTGACCAGGCTGTCGCGAACCAGTCGGATGACTTGGCTCGTAACGCGCCGGCAGATGGTTCGGGTATTCATGACGGCATCGTTGGGCAGATCGACCCGACAACAGGAGCAGTGGTCAAGCCAGGCTTGTTCGACAACCTCGCGCAACAGTTCCGTGGCCGTGTGCCAGCGAGCCAGAAGGGGTTTTTCGATGCGAGCCTGAACGCCAAGCGGCTAACTGTCTCTGGCTCAGCCGCGTCGGCGCAGTATGGGCAAGAGCAGAAGTACGCGACGCTGGAGACGGCCAAAATTCAGGATGGGTTGCTGAACTCCATTCTGCAGACAGATCCAGGCGACGCGGCCAGCTACGAAGCCTACAAAGAGAAGGGCCGCGCCACCATCGAGGCAAGCCCGCTTGCGCCTTTGGCCAAACAGGCCGCGCTCGACGCTTGGGATCAACAGGCGCCAAAGGCCCTTGCTCAAGCCATCACCGCCAAAGACCCGGGAAAGCTCCGCGCTCTGCTGGGAATGACGCACAGCGCAGATGAAGGCGGCGGCAATGCGGTCGACGAGGTAACTGACCGCATCATCGGTGTGGAAAGCGGGGGCAATCCGAACGCAAAAAATCCCAAGTCTTCGGCCTCGGGCGTGGGCCAGTTCCTGGATTCGACGTGGGTTGCGACTATCCGCCAACACCGGCCAGACCTGGCTGCCGGAAAGAGTGCCGCACAGATCATTGAGATGAAGGGCGATGCCTCGCTCGGACGCGAGATGACCCGAGCCTACCAGCAGGACAATGCGGACTATCTGACCAACCGCGGCTTGCCGACGACGCGCGGGAATATCTATCTCGCCCACTTCCTCGGCCCGGCCGGCGCGACTGAAGTCCTAAAGGCCGATCCGAACACGCCGGTCGTCAACGTTGTCGGCCAGGATGTCGTCAACGCGAACCCGTTCCTGAAAGGAATGACCGCCGCCGACACTGCTGCATGGGCAGCGAAAAAGATGGGGGGAGCAGCGCCAGCCACCGTCAAGCCAGACCCCCGTCTGGCGATGCTGTCCCCGGATGATCGCCTGGCTCTCGCCAACGCCGATGACGTAGCTTTTCGACAGAAGCAGGCGGCCGACAAAGCCCAGGCCAGCGCAGATTACGGCGCCTACAAAGACGCGTACGAACTCAATATCGTTCAAGGCAAGGTCTCGGACGAGAACCTGATTTCCAACGACCCTACGCTAAGGGATGGCGACAAGGCATCGCTCATCCGGTCGCTGCGGTCTCAGAACGAAACCCTGAACCAGACGCAAGCCGATCTTGTCGCGCTCCAGAATGGCAACCTGGCCGTAGACCCTTATTCGAGCCAAGGCAAAACGCGTGTGGACAATCTCTATGCCGAATCGCTGAAGCACGTCGATCCCGACAAGCAGGGGTCCGTGGCGGCCGCCATCATCCGGCAGACCGGCGTCACACCTCAGGCTGTTGTAAATTCGGTGCGGCTCGGCCTGGCAAGCCAAGATCCCGGCCAGGTCGTTGCCGCCGCTCAGACCGCCCAACGCATCTCGCAACTTGACCCGGCCGCGCTCGGCAGGCGTGACGGCGGATCGGAGGTACAGAAGGCGGCGGACGATTTCACGCACATGGTCAACGACCTGAACATGGCGCCGGCCGACGCAGCAAAACGCCTTGTCGACCTGCGCGACCCGACGAAGATGCAGGCTCGCAAGGCGCTGGAACCGGCTGCAAAGGAATATGTCAAGTCGCTCGCCAGCTTCGACCTGGCCGGGCAGTTCAAGACTGGAGTGATCAGCGGTACCCCGACCGTCGGCCTGACACCGGAACAGGAACTCGGCATCAAGGCGGATTTCATCGCTATTGCCGAAGACATGTTTTATCAGAAAAACGGCGATCCCGACTTGGCGACCAACGCCGCCGTGCAACAGATGCGCGCGCTCTACGGCGTCTCCGATATCGCTGGCAACCATGTGCTGATGAAGCACCCGCCAGAGATGTCCTGGCCGAAGCAGACCAGCCAGAACGCGACCACCATGTTCGGTCTGATGAGTATTCCAGGCACCGCGCCAAGCCCTTGGCAGTATGCCATCACACAGTTGCACAACGACATCGACGAGATGTCCGGGCGCGGAACGCCTGGTCCGTTGACTAAGTTCGAGGGCCGACTTGAGGTTGGCAACGTCGATCTGGCGAACCGGCCGCAGGTCAAGAACGCGGATGGCTCGATCAGCACCGTACGCTCCATGTCGTTCGAAGAGGATGGCAAGGAAATTTTGATCCCGACGGTTTCGCCGGATGGAAAGATCCTTTCCGATCAGGATGCCATCGACCTCTATCACAAGACCGGGCAGCACCTGGGTAAGTTCGATACGCCAGAACATGCGGACGCCTATGCTCAAGCGCTCCATCAGTCACAGGAGCGGTACTATCGCGGCGATTTGCAGATCGACCCAGCCTCAATCCGGCTTGTGTCCACGCCTGAAACTGACGCGGACGTAAAGGCCGGTCGCGTCGCAGGCTATGCCGTGATGTGGAAGGACGCGAACGGCAACCTGCAGGCCCTCCCCGGCAAACTATGGCGGCCAGATGTCACGAAGATGCTGGAGCAAAACAAGGCTGCTGCGGCCCGGGAACAGGCCACCAAAGACGAACGGGCAAATGAGAGGGACTTGCGGATCATTTCTGGGCAGGACCGTGACTTCAGTATGGATAACATGCTGGGGGGCAATACCAAGGTCTACACCCCGGAACGGCGGAAGCAGTTCTTGCGCGAGGAGGCGGCAAAGCCCAAGTCGTCAGCGCCTGGCGCCAACATTCCTGCTGACATTCCTGCGCCTGACGATCTGCAGGCCACGCCTGGGAACGCCATGTAATGCCCTTTTACGATGAAAATCCTGCGCTCCACGATCTGACCAACATCGCGGTCGACGACCCGGAGCCGAGTCCATCGCTATTGCAGACCTTCGGCGCGGCATTTCGGACCCAGAACACTATTGGTTCGGCGCTGTCGTCCATGGGCATGCTTAGCGGGGCGGGAGAGGTCGATGCTGATTTCAATCCAATCGACTATGTGAAAGATGACCCGAAGTACGCCCCGTTTGTTGAGCAATTCGCGGGCATTACGAACAAGCGAACCGCTGACGCCAAAAAACTTCAGATCGATCGGGAACAGCAAGACAATCGAACATTGGCGGCTGCCGGGTGGACGGGAGTGGTGGCGCAAATGGCGGCCGGTGTGGTGGACCTCCCCACGCTTTTGCCGGCGGCCGGCGGCTTGATCGGCGGAGGCTCGCGCGCGGCTCGCATTGCTGGC